TCGCACTTTTTTTCTGGTGTTTGATAATTTGTTTTGGTATCATTTATAAAATCCCTTTTCTTTTCTTTTAATTGATATTTTATACCTTCTACTTCTTTTAACAATGTTTTATATGGAGTTTTCCATTCTCCATTTTTTTGTGTAGGCACTTTAAGACTCGTAGTCATGTATAAACTATTACATAAACATTCTATTTCTGATTCTGAAAATTTAATTACTGCTGTGCCTTGCTCGATTGACATTGGTTTTCTCCTTAATTATATATGATGTTAGGTCTCCACAATCACTATCTTCTGTGGAAAAGGTATCTAATTTACAACCAGTAAATGTTTCTACATACTCAATATCTTTAGAATTTATATATTCCCAGTAAGCATATCTTAATTCTCGATTATTTTCTTCTCCTCTAAAACATATTTTTCCTCTAGGGTATCCTCGCATAACTAGCAATAGTTTTATCTTATTTTCTAAAGGAGTTTTGCAAGGATACATTTCTTCCCAAGTACCCACTAGAATTTTAATTCTTGCTTTAATTTATATCTAGCAAACTTTTTAGTACCATCTTTTATTATAGTAGTTTTTATATCATATCCTTCTTTTTTCAGATTAAATATTATTGATGCTAATCTTGTACATCCATATCTTTGTATTGCTGTCCATGAACTAATAGGATGTCCTTCTTTTAATCTTTTTAATATCATATCCGCTTGACTTCCATTTGAGTGTCCTCTTAATATACCTTTATCACTTCTTGTTTTATATGCTTTTCTTGGCATTTCAATTCTCCTTTTTATTATTAATTAGCATAATCGCGACAAACCTCCTAAAAGCATTTGCCAACACTCTTCAAATTTATCGCGATTAGAGGCAGTTAGTTATTTAGAATGGTAAGTCAGAATCCAATTCATCTTCTGATAAAGCAACACCATCTTTCCAAAGTGTTACGTTACCAACTTGCATTGTTCTCTTAGTCTCACCATCTTTTTCATATTCATTAGTTACGACAGTTGCTAGACATGGTTTACCAACAACATCTTTTGATTCTATTTCATCTAGTATAATGCTATCTCCATCAGTTCTAAATATAACACCTAGATTTTCACAGAACTCTTTATATGTTCTGTTTTTCCATCTCTCTTCTTTAACTGGGTCTGGTGTAAACCAAACTCCTTTACTGTAGAATTTCCTAGCAGCAAATGGCTTACCAGATTGTACAACAGTTTCACCATCTTGGTTTTGAGCTTGCACATACCATCCATTACCATCACTTACCATCTTAGGAAATTTCAAGTTAGCAACTTCATCAGCTACTTTGAACTGAAAGTTAAAAACTTTATTGCCATTGTATTCTCTTGAATCAACAGCTACAACATGACAAGGATAAACTCCTTCTGGACTTGGAACAAATCCATCAGTTGTTTCGTTATAAGTTGTCTTAGTTTCAATCATTTAGTATTTTTTCCTTTACTATTTTTTTTATTAATGTTCTCAGATTTAACCATTTCGTCTTTAGTTAGAGTATATGTATCAATTAACTCGTTAATCTTTCCTTTTAATTCAGTCATTTCTGCTGAATATCCACCACCATTTAAACCTCTAAAATATACTACTGGTATTACCCAATTGCCTTTATCAGACTGAATATATCTTTCAGCTTTTTTAGTTCTTGTTGATACAATACCATTCTTTTGCAAAGTAGTTAATGTTTCTTGTGTTATTACTCCACTATCTTTTAACTCATTTGCTTGTTTTACTGTTAGTTTACCCATTATTACTCCTATGTTATATCCCATCCCGCTTGTGATTGCGTTACTGGATTCATTTCAGTTTCTTCTTCTACTATAAAACTATGAAAACTTGGATTAACACTAATCTGTTTATCTTCATCAGTTTTAAAAACCATCATTGGTTTTCCATTCAATTGCTTTAGTCCTACAAAAGATACTTTCTTAAATTCTTTACCATCATTAGTACCTATTGTATATTGACATCCTGCAATTAAAATATTTTCATCATACGAACTATTATTCATTTTTAATACTCCCATTTCTTTATAAAATTCATTCATTGAATATCCTTCTTCTAACCAATATTCACTCATCCAGCTAACCTTTCTAGCTTTGCTATTGCTGCTTTGTAATTAAATGCATTGATTATATCTTCATCTACTTTATTCATTATTTCTTCTTCACGACCAGCTAACTTAGCAGTTTCTTTTAAATTTTCTTTTTGCTTATCAGTTAATTCAGGGTCTTCTACTTGATTGCGGTATACATCATCACATATATTCATATACATATTAAATGCTTTTTTGATACAATCAGTATTAGCTGCTTTAATATCATTACCTAAATCTACATACTCAGTTGTTCCACGTTTCTTTTGGACTCTATGTGCAGCTGTAGCATCACCTTCTCTCCATACACCATTGTCAAACCATTTAAGTCTACCATGCACAACATAAGCTTCTGTACCTGCAAACTCTGTACTAATTATAGTCCAACTCCAGCCTGGAAATTGTTTATCAGCAATATCTCTCATAACAGAATATTCTACATAATCCATTCCCATTTTCTGTTTAATAAATGCTTTAGGAGTTTTAATATCACTTACTTTTTTATGATGTTTAGTAATATTATTTAATGCTTTATTTATATTTTCTAGAGAATCATTCTCTATTAATGTTAATTCATTCATTTCTTTTCCTTAATTACAAATTGGTTCAAATTGACAGTATTTACATTCCCAGTTTTCTATTGGAACATTTAAACTATTTCTTGGTAAATCATTCTCATCTTCTACCATATCTAAAGTTTCATTTAATGTTGCCCAGTATTCTGCAGCATTGTCCATCCATATTGGATTAACATCTACATACTTCATCATACTATCATCTTTTTTATAATAAACTAAATACAATGATATATCTTCATAGTCTATATTCTCTTGTTCAAGTATACCTAAAGCATAAGTTCCTAGTTGCAACTCATACATTCTACTAGGCTTTGGTTCTTTATTACGACCAAACATCATCTTCCATTTCCAAGAATGTGTAGTTTTAATATCTAATACTGTTGCTGTGTTCTCACTATCTAATACTACAATATCAGCACTACCCATGACATTTAATGATTCGATAATAATTTGATATTCTGTTTTAAAATTTATATTATACTCTTGAGAAAATACCTCTTCATTCTTACTAAGTAAATTATCGTCTTGATATAATTCTATTGCTTTTTGAATATCTTCATGAACTATAGTTCCAAGTCTTAACAACCTTCTACTTTTATCATCCATCTCTTTGCCTTCATATCCATTAATTGAATACCAATGCTTTTTAAAACAATGACCAGCTGCAGATGCTCTATAATATTTATTAGGGTTTTTCTTTTTGTATACTTCTTTATTATCTTTTTCTTTTTTGATGAGATAATTGTCATATATCTCTTTGAGGTCTAAGTTCAACAATATGTTCCTTTCCACTGTTTTAATTTACAAAATTATAGTCAAAAAATCAAGAGCTCTCTATTAATTTACCTATATGAATAGCACCATATTTATTACCACGTCTTTGTTTAACTCTTTCATCAAATTTTATTCTACAAGTATCTGTTTGAATTACTAATCTTCCATGTTCAACATGACCACCTATTACTTTATCTGGATACTTCTCTTTAATTTCTTTCGCTGATATATTATTTAATCTATATTTCTGATAACTAGATTCTTTCTTAATTACTTTCTTCATTATTCTTCCTCTTGTTTATTATTTGCTAAATTTTTCCATATTGATGTATCATGAGCAACTAATTTATATAAAGGAAATGCTTTTAATAAATATTCCATATCTTTACGATTGCTTGGTTCAGCTCTTCTATCACCATCTACTTCATAACACTCTAATCTATGACTAGCAATATATAATGCTTGAGATATAATATATTGACCACGCATACTCTTAGCAAACTCTAAAGACTCTTCATTTTCGATTACTTGCTTACCTTTAACTTTCATAACTACTCTCCTTCATTAATCTTTTCCAGTCTTCAATTATATATTTAATTATTTTACCTCTACTTTTTAATTTTACAGCATCCCATTTTTCTCCCACATATTTATTTTTAAAAGCATCAATATCTGGCAAACATTCAACTGGTATATGAACTGATATTTCTCTGTGTTTTTTAGACATTTATTTACTCTTTTTATTAGGATTAGATAATGATATAAATCCATCTAAAGCTTTTATCTTTTCATATCCTTTATACTTAGCTCTTACCATTCGTTGCATAGCAGCCATAAATATTTCTTCTGTGTTCTTTTTAAATCCTTTAGAGTATAAATAGTTATAAACATCATTTACACTTATCCATGGCTTACCAAAATTTGATATATGTAACTCATTTTTTTTTAATCCACCTTGTATCCATCCAATTATATTTCTTGGTTTATTCATTTTCTCTTCCCTTTCTTCCTTTTTAATATTTATCCATTCATTCATACTTATCACATTTTTATTTGGAGTTCTTTTAATCTTAGCAACATTTTTTGTAAAATTAATTTTAGGTATTGCTAAATCTATAAAGTTCATTTTATTTCCTTTGTTTAATTGTGGGCAATACAATAGATAATACTAAAGGAGAGATTATCATAAAGAAAATTGCATCACCCACTAAATATTACGATGTTAAACTGTCAATATATTTTTCCATTCCTTTAGTCTTTTTTTCCCACCTATCAGCAGATTCAATAGTCTTATGCCACTTCCAAAATAAGTATAAACAAGAACCTAGCAAATGTATAAGAAGAGCTATCATTGCTATAAAATACGATAGTGGAATTATTATATTATTCTCCATTGTTAGTCACCATTAGTATATCCATCTTCTTTTTCCAGTCTATTACTTTAACATTTTCAGGTTGCTGTAGTATTTCTAAATAGCAAGGAGTTGAATGGATAGATGGTAATCCTTCCTTAAATATTACAGGCCCATTATATATAGTATCATTGCAATATGTACATATATCTTCTGATGGTTTATTTTCAACTATATTCTTTAATTGAAAAAGTGCTTTTTGCATACTCATTTTATTCTCCATGTTCTTTATCTTTTTCCTTTCTTTTATCTTTTAATATTATTATCATCAATTTAATAGAGTTGTCAAGGCGCTTTTTTTCTAGAATTAGTCTACCTTGAAATCCTTAGTAATGGTTGATTACAATTAGCATCCCTGTCGTTTACCAAACGCTTGCGGGAATTTACAACTCTAAATTTTTTTGCTATTAACAATTCAGCTCCCATCTACCATCATGGGTTAAGGTTGAGGATTCGAACCTCGTATTGCAGCGACCCATAGCTTCAACATATATCTATGCTTAGAATATACTAATAGCAAATCTTTAGCACTCAAGTTCGCCCTCTACTGACTTAACAGCTAAGAGCGTCAATCCTTATTATTCAACTTAAACGAGATAGCAATCTACTCAGCGATTAACTGAACTATCTGCTCGAAGACTTCATAAGTTATAGCGTTACCACTCTCATCATTGATATTAGTCTGAGTGCTAATGTTAAATTTTTGAGAAGACCTATATATTTTGTTCATAGGTTCGTGACTCATCTTATCTTCTCTTTAGATGTTTTGAGTACACTTTTGGGCGACTCCATCCCTTTTCTCCTAAATTTTTTGAGCAGTAGAATAAATGGTGTACTTCCATTACCCTTCATGATTAATAGTCTTGCATCTGTGCGCAGACTACTAGGATACATCTACCACTCAAAATTTATTGATTAGGCTGTTAAGGACTCTTTTGGAATCCACTGTTTATTACAGCACAGTCATTTTCTCTTAAAGGTGGAGCAGATTGGTTACTGCTATGTATATCCTCATAGTAGACGCTTTTCCGGTCTCATCTGTAAATGTCTATGTTTTCCTTTAAGTAGTTAATATTGCCACCTAATCAAATAATCTATCAAATCTCCATACTTTATACCATCCACGACCACCATACGCTCCACGATTCCATGTATAATCCATATTAAGAACATCAATCATTACCCAATCAATCAATCCATCATACCATGGCCATGTATAAACAAAATGTTCAACGCCTTTTCTTGTACCATCTGGATTCTGTCCATCTTCAGGGCCTATCCATTTATAATAATCTTGATGACGATATTCATGTGATAATCTCTTGAAAAGTTGCTTTAACATATTATCTCCTTAATTATGTTAATTATGAAAAATTTAAAAGTTTAATTGGACCTTAGGGTAAACTTCGAGTAGCTAACTCTATAAATACCATCAAATAATACTTCTTTATTACTTCTCCGCGATTATCTATTAGCGTGACATAGTTTTATGACCATGTTATTTAATAATTGTAATATACAAGTAGTTAAAGGGCTATCTATATGTAGTATACAAACAACCCTATTAACTAGTTATAATGTCTCTCGTTATACTAATAAAAGTACAATAAGAAGACAAAAGAAGAAATATCCTAAAAGGATATTCCTCCTGTGCCTCTAAGAGCATAAGTAAGCTGTGAAGCTTTACGTCTAATAGCACGAGATTCGAAGTTATCTTCTGATAAAGCCGCGTTAACCCTTAAGTCCATAGCTTTATTCTTGATTAGCTTCTTCTTCTGTGCTAAAGGAGCAGCTTCTACTTCTCGCATGAAAGCCTCAGCCTGTTCAGCATTATCACGTTCAGCTTGATTAGCATTCCATTGAGCTACCATTGTATCATGTATAGCTTGGTCAATGATGCCAGCATTCAGTGCAGCTGCCAGTTGTTGTGGTGTCATTTACACCTCCTTTAGTTAATGAAAGATTAATAACCATAAAACTATAACATAAAATATAAAAGTCAAAAATAACGTAAATCCTATTTACGACTATCTACCGATAGGTAGTACTATGATAAATAACACTGCATAACATTTTGTAAAATATTTCTTGACAACACATGGTCATTTACTGTAGCTTATTGCACCTAGACTATTAATAATAATATACTATTGTTAAATAATAGGGCGCTTATAGATTATTATATATAGTAAAGGAAGAGAAAAAAATGACAAAAAAAATAGACTGGATAGATGCCTTACCTATAGATGCTCGTGAAGAGATTATTCATTATCTATCTAAAGATGATACGTCAGAACTAGTTCCTTTGCAGATAAATACCAATATATACTGGATTCCCCTTGAAGTTAACCTATTAATTAAAGCTTTAGAAAAAGGTGAGATTGACGAATTAGAAGAAGAAAGGGTTTTAAGTTAATGGAGTATCAAAAAATAAAAGGCAAACGTCATTATGTCTATGATGATATACAAGAGTTTAAAGAAGACTATCCAAATATAGAAGTAGGTAATTGGCGTGATGCTAATGAAGGTGATTGGGTGTGGAGTGATGACGATAGAATTGTACAGTTATTAAAAGTAAGTGGTATAAAGCATCCTAATGACAGAAAAAATTATAAATTATCTAAAGGATATGTCCGTACTATTGTAGGTACATTTTTAAATAATAAAAAAACAACAATGGATACTGACTTTAATAAACATCCAAATAGATATACATTTAGTACTAAAATAAAAAATACAAATGCAAGAATAAAAGAACGCAAGAATTTAACAAAAAATGAGCGTATATTCTCCGTAAACGTAGCAGGTGGTATGGGAGCGGTTAAGTCTTATATGGATGCGTATGAAGAAATAAATCCAGAAAAGGCTAGAAAGAAAGCAGTTGTGTTATTAAAGCAGGAAAGAATTATGCAAGAAGTTGAAAGAAGTGTATTAGAAGTATCAAAGACATTAGGTCTAGACCATGAGTTTGTATTAAGAAAACTAAAGTTATTAGCAGACCATAGTGAAGATGATAATATTATTTTGCAATCAACTAAAGAAATTGGTAAAATTATAGGTACAACTGGTACAACAGTTAAACAAAAAGAAGTAGGAGTGTTTGGAGTGTTTCAAGGATTTAGTCCTGAACAGCTCGAAAGTATAGAAAGGCAAAAACTAAGTGATGGAAATACAAGTAGACAAATTGACGTTGGGTCAAACGATTGAAGCCTTGAAAAAGACTTCAGAAGGTTTAACCAAACTAGAAATAGAATATCCTGACAATTATATTGTTAGGAAAATAGTGACAATGAAACAACTTGTTGACCATCTTGATGCAACTAACATAATACTAGATGAACAAGATAGTTATACAAATTAATATTCCGTATGCATTAAGCACAACGGATTCAACTTTTAAATACATGGTGTTTTATACAAAATGATAGCAACAAAAAGGAAGATGAAAAGGAACGAGTTAATAAAAAGAGTAGAAGCTTTAGAATTTGTATTATCAAAAGTAATTAGTTCACAAAGAAATGTAGAATTAATTATAGATTATTATATTGAAATGAATGGTAATGAAGAAAAATTTCAAAAATTCTTAGATAAAAAAGCTAAAGATGCAGAAAGCTCCGAACCTAAATCTAAATAATATAACTAAAGCTGAAGAAGTATTTCAACTAGCAAGTAAAGATTTAATATCATTTGGTAAATTATTTTTACCTGATGACTTTATGCGTAGTGAAACTCCACCTTTTCATTATGAAGTAGCAGATAATATAGATGACCTTAAAGTAAAGCAATTAGCTGTAATACTTCCCAGAGGTCATGGTAAAACAGTATTGACCAAAGCGTCTATATTGAAAGACTTTCTATTTTGCCCAAAAGATGATATGCATTTTTATGCTTGGGTATCTGCTACTCAAAAATTATCTGTTGGTAATATGGATTATATTAAATATCATCTTGAGTATAATGAAAAAATAAAATATTATTTTGGAATGACAAAAGGCCCTAAGTGGACTGAAGAAGATATTGAGTTAAATAATGGATGTAAGTTAATAAGTAAATCAAACGTAGCAGGTATTCGTGGTGGAGCTAAATTACATAAAAGATATGACCTTATAATATTGGATGACTTTGAACATGAAGCTAATACAATTACTAGAGAAGCTAGAGATAAGAATGCGAATTTGGTTACTGCTGTTGTCTATCCCGCTTTGGAGCCTCATACTGGTAGGTTGCGTGTTAATGGCACTCCTGTACACCATGACTCTTTTATTAATAATCTGCTTATTAATCATAGTAGGGCTGAAAAAGCTAAAAAAGATTTTGCTTGGAAACTAATTACATATAAAGCTGTATTACCAAATGGTTCTCCATTATGGGAAGGTTGGTTTCCATCTACTAAATTAGAAGAAAAAAAGAAGTTTTATTCTGACTCTGGTAGACCACAAAAGTTTTATCAAGAATATATGATGGAGGTACAAAGCCTTGAAGATTCATTATGGACAAGAGAACATATTAAGTATTGGGAAGGAAGGTATGAGTACGATGTGGAAGAAAATCAAAATTACTTGGTTATTGATGGAGAAAAATTTCCTGTTAATACCTTTGTTGGTTGTGACCCTGCCACAGATATTGATACTAAGGAGTCTGATTTTTCTGTTATCATGGCTATTGCGATTGACTCAGAAAATAATTTATATGCTTTAGAATATGAAAGACATAGAAGTATACCAACCATAGGACAAAAATCTGATACTGGAGAAGTCATTGGTAAGAAAGGTGTAGTAGATTATATTATGGATATGCACGAAAAGTATCATTGTGTATCTAGTACTGTTGAAGATGTAGCTATGAATAGAAGTGTATTTCAATCTTTAAATTCAGAAAGAAGACGTTTAAACAAGTTTGATATAGCAGTAATACCAGAAAAACCAGGCGGAAGACAGAAGATTAATCGTATATATAGTGGTCTTTCAGGTAGATTTAGTACAGGAACAGTACATTTAAGAGAAAATATGTTTGATTTAATCAATGAAGTTGTTACTTTTGGCCCTAGAATGGCTCATGATGATACTATAGAGACTCTTTATTATGCTCAAATGCATGCATTCCCGCCTGATTTGAGAAAAGATAAACGTAATAGAACTTGGTACAAACCAAAAAGGAAAGCGAAAAATTGGATAGTAGCATAATAACAATGGAGAAATAAAATGGCTGAAAAAAAGAAAAAGAAAAAACAACCCAAAGGAATGCCTTCTGGAAGTATTCAATCTAGAATGCCTTCTTCTACTAATACAGGAAAATCTCCTAAAAAAGCAGTAAAGAAAAAACGTTCTTTAATGGAAAGAATTAATCCTTTTGATAAAGAAAGTAAAGAACGAAGAGCAGCTAAAAAAAGAATGAAAGCTAGCAAAAGAATGTCATCTAGTAAAAAAGCTAAAGGTACTGGTTTAGTTAGTACTAAAAAATCTAGGGCAAAAGCAATAGGAGCTAAAGCTGGAACTAAAGTTCGTAGAGGAGCTGTAAAAAAAGTTTCTACCAAAGGTGGAGATTTTGTTAAGTATGAAAAAAAATCAAAAGCAGCTGGTAGTTTTAGAGCAGCTTTTAAATCAAATTGTTCTGGTGGAGCCAAGTCTTTTACTTGGGATGGTAGAAGTTATAGTTGTAAGAAAAAATAATGATTAGCATTAGTCAAATGAAATCTCTAATCGAGAAAACTTGTTCAAGATTAGGAGATAAATACGCAAGTCCTGAAGCTGTTAATTTAGTATTAGCAACTGGTATTGTAGAATCAAGGTATGAATATATTAAACAAATGGGAGATGGGCCAGCTCGTTCATTCTGGCAAGTAGAGCCAGCGACTGCTGTAGATACTCTAGCCCATTTCTTAGTTCATAGAAGTTCTTTAATGCAAAAATGTGCAGAAGCTACTTTAATTGATTTAAAATACTGGCAAACATATGATGAAAATGTATGGGCTGAAATATTAGAAAAAAATATTGCAGCTGGAATAGTTCATGCAAGATTAAAGTATTGGAGAGTTCCTAAAAAAATGCCTAGTAGTTTAGAAGGTCAAGCAGATTATTGGAAAAAATATTACAATAGTGAAAGTGGTGCTGGTAGTCCAGAACATTTTATTGAACTAGTTAAAAAGTATTTAAGATAATGCCTACTCTATATCAAATGTTAAGTGGAGGTATGACAGCTGAAGAACATAGAGAGCAATCTATGTTAAATATTTCTAAAAAAAGAGCTGACGCTAAAACAATGCCAAAACCTCAGTTAGATATTCATAGTGGTTTAGATTTATTAGGAATGACTCCAGGCGTTGGAGTTGGCGCTGATTTATTAAATACAGCTCTTTATACAGCAAAAGGTGATAAGAAAGGTGCTTTAACATCTTTATCCCAATCTATTCCATTAATTGGTTTAGGGTCAGGTCTAAAAAAAATAATTAAACAAGCGAAAAAATCTAATAAAAAAACAGTTACAGTATATAGAGCTGTAGGTGAAGATGGATTAAAACCAATAGGAAATAAATTTATTGGAAGTGAGTCTATGGGTGGTGAAGTATATGCAACCTTAGATAAAAATGTAGCTAAAAAATATGCTTCTTTAAACCCAAATCGTAAAGTAATGAAATTTGAAATTCCTAAAAAATGGATACTCGAAAATGAAAAAACAATACAAATGGCGATTAAAGAAGAAGATACGTTTATGGAAAAAATAAGAAAAGATATATTTGAAAAATCTTTTGAAAACAAAACTTCTTTAGGAAAAGAACTTAGATTTACAAAAGAAATTGGTATTCCAAAAGAATATTTAGAAAAGGTTTATTAAAAATGGCTAGAATGACAAATAAAAAACGAGCTCAAACTAATAAAATTCTTTGGGAAAAAGCTAATTCCTCTCATAGACAAAGATGGCAAGTGTTAAGTCAAAAAGGATATGACTTTTATTTAAATGAACAACTTACTAAAGAAGAAACAGATTCTCTTAACGAAGCAGGAATGCCTACATTTACTATTAATAGAATTACTCCTATTGTAGAAATTATGAAATATTTTGTTACTGCTAATAATCCTAGATGGAAAGCAGTTGGAGCTACTGGAGATGACGTAGATGTTGCTCAAGTACATTCTGACATAGCAGATTATTGCTGGTATCATTCAAATGGTAAATCAATATATAGTCAAGTGGTATTAGATAGCCTTACAAAAGGCATTGGATATTTTATGGTTGATATTGATAGTGATGCTGACAGGGGAATGGGAGAAGTTGTATTTAAAAAGATTGACCCTTATGATGTTTATGTAGACCCTGCAAGTAGAGACTTTTTATTTAGAGATGCTAATTTTATTTCAATAAGAAAAAATGTAACTAAAAGTCAATTAAAAAATTTATTTCCTGAATTTGTTGGTAAGATAAATAAAGTATCAGGTGGTTCTGATAGTATGAGTTATTCTCAAAGACCATCTACAGATTATCAATCTATACAACCAGAAGATATTACAATGGGTATTACAGTAGATGGAGAAGATGATGATGTTATACCATACTATGAAACTTATTCTAAAAAGAAACATGCTTATAGAAATGTATTTATAAAAGTTCTTCCATCTCCAGCTGAAATGGAACAAATAAAAGAAAATGTAGAAATACAAACCGAACAAGCTGAAAAAGAAATTTCTGTTAGTTTGCAAGAAAAAATGCTAAGCATACAACAATCTTTAGAGTCTGGAGAGATAATAGAACAAAGAGCTCAGTTAGAAATGGAAAGAGCTCAAAAAATGTCTGAACAAGCTGTAGAAGAAAATAGAATGCAACTTATGTCTCAGGCTCAAGATTCTGCTACTATTATTGACCAACAAATAATGACAGAAGAAAGTTATCAAGCTTTAATAAAATCTGGTGAAATGGAAAACCAAATTATTGAAGCTATAAAATTTTATGAAAATAGAGTACATTTAACTTGTACAGTTGGTGATGATATATTTTTATATGAACGAGTAATTCCAGTTTCAGAATATCCTATTGTTCCAGTTGCATATATGTATACTGGTACTCCATATCCAATGAGTGCTGTCGCTCCTATTATTGGAAAACAACAAGAGATTAATAAAGCTCATCAAATTATGTTACACAATGCAAACCTAGCTTCTAATCTTAGATGGATGTATGAAGAGGGTTCTGTACCAGAAGAAGAATGGGAAAAGTATTCATCTTCTCCAGGCGCTTTATTAAAATATAGACAAGGATTTGCTCCACCAACTCCTATTCAACCAGCTCCTATTAACAATGCTTTTTTTACTATTACACAAGAAGGTAAGGGAGATGCGGAATATATAGCAGGTGTTCCTTCAGCGATGATGGGATTTACTCAACAACAATCTGAAACTTATAGAGGTTTACTTGCTAATGATGAGTTTGGAACTCGTAGATTAAAAGCTTGGATGGGTAGTGTTGTAGAACCAGCTTTAGAACATTTAGGTAGATGTTTTCAAATGATGGCTCAAAGTCATTATTCAGTAGAAAAAGTATTTAGAATTGTACAACCAGAAGCTGGACAACAACCAGATGAAGAAAAAGATGTAAGAATTAATATTCCTATATACAATGATTATGGTAAAGCTATATCTGTTTACAAAGATTATGCATCTGCTAGATTTGATATTAGAGTTATAGCTGGAGCTACAATGCCAATTAATAGATGGGCATTATTAGAAGAATACTTTAGATGGTTTCAGTCAGGATTAATTGATGATATTGCTATGATTGGTGAAACTGATATAAGAAATAAAAAACAAATTATTGAAAGAAAGTCAATGTATTCTCAACTTCAAGGACAAATGGCATCTATGGAAGAAGCTATGAAAGATAAAGATGGAACTATTGAAACTTTACAACGTCAGTTAGTACAAGCTGGTATTAAAATGAAAGTTGGAGAAGCTTCAGGTGAAGTAAGAAAGAATGTTTTACAAACAGAAGCTCAACAAAAACTTCTTAGAGGTCTTTTAAAAGGTGAGTTTGATAACGCTAAAAAAGACTTACAAAGAGAAATGAACACAATTGCAGACAATAATAAAAAAGATAAAACATAGTTGTTTTTATAATTATTTTTGCACTAAATTGAAAAAACGAATAAAAGGATAAATTATGGCACAAGAACAAGTAGGCAACGCTTCTTTAGAAGAAGCCCCTGAAAGTAATGTCCAAAGCCTCAGCGATGCAGAGTCTGGAGATTTTTTTGAATCTTTAGATAATAGTGTCAATGCAGGTATATTAGATAGCGAATATTCGCAGTCAACCTCGCAAAATTTAGATGATAACACATCAGCGAGCCCTAGCGGAGTTCAAGAGCAAGGCGAAGATGCTTTGCAAAAAAGGTATAGTGATTCAAGTCGTGAAGCTAAACGCTTAAATGGCAAGCTTAATGAACTAGAACCATATATGCCAATACTCGATGCAATGAGAGAAGACCCTAATTTAATTCAGCATGTGCGGAATTATTTTGAGGGTGGTGGTCAAGCACCAGAAAGTATGGCTCAAAATATGGAGCTTCCTGAAGATTTTTCATTTGACCCAGATGACGCTTTTACCGACCCTAAGTCGGATTCAGCGAAAGTATTTGGGGCTACAGTTGATGGTATTGTTCAACGTAGACTTAACAATGAGTTAGGAAAACAAAAAACAGAAAACCAAAGACTTGCACGAGAAACTGCCTTTAGACAAAAAGTAGAAATGAATGATGACGAATGGTCTACTTTTGTGAATTTCGCTAAAAACAAATCTCTAGAACTAGATGATATATATTATTTAATGAAGAGAAAAGAACGAGAATCAAACATTGCTGATAACGCAAGACAGCAAGTTGCTACTCAGATGAAAAAAGTCCAAGAGCAACCTCGTTCATTAGCAACAGCTGGTAGTACTCCTGTTGAACAATCTCATGATGACCAAATATTTGACACTTTACTCGGTATTGACCAAAAACTGGATAACGTCTTTGGTTAAAAGTTAATTTTTTTAACTATTTAACAAAGACATAATGTTAAATAGGAGATAAGGTAAAATGGCTGATTTATTTACACTCGATGCCGTTGCTGATGTCGCTAGTGGAAGTGCTGGTTCTAGATTAGGAACTTCACTTGATACTGGTGTTCTTCGCAGAAAATACGATTTTGGTGAAAGGGTGTCTGAACTAGCAATAGCTCAAGACCCATTCTTCCGTTTCGTATCTAAACTAGCGAAAAAGCCAACGGATGACCCAGAGTTCAAATTCACAGAACGAAGACCCTCTTTCCATAAACGATATGCATATGCCACAGCATTTAGTAATGATAATACTACATGGGTAGAAAATCAATCTACAAATGCTACGACTCAATACGATACGTATGAGACAGCTGGTAACACTGTTTACGTTAAACTTGCTACAGATTATAAATCAGGCGGTAATCGTCAGAATATTTATGGTCAAAGTAATGAGGAAATCGTAATTGGTGCTGATGGTACACAGCCTGCATTTTATATGCCAGGTCAGATGATTAAGATTAATTTTTCTGATTCTGCTGCTGGAGCCGTTAAATCATATGCTATTGTCAGTGTTGACACAGTTACTTTGCAAGATGAGAGTACAAGTCCACCTACAGCTCACACTCATGGTGAAGCTGCGATTGTTAAAGGTACAGTTGTAAAAACAAAAACTGCTGGTGATGACTATTATGCTGGCCCACTTGGTGTAAACACACCAGTTGGTGATAGTACATATAGTACATCTATCGCAGGTTCAACTTCCTCTAATGGTTTAGAGCAATCAAGAGTTTATGTAGTTGGTAATTCTCATTCGCAAGGTTCTGGTTTCCCTGAAACATGGAAAGACCAGCCTTTCTCAACCGC